GCTCACATGAAATGGTAATATTTAACAGCCGACCCTTCATTGGTCTAAATCGTTCATATCTAGTCCAGCCGATACCGGGTATTTTAATCCATTGGTTGTGAAAATCAATATTTCTATTTTTGATTTTCTTAGTTTCTTTGTCTTTACTTAGAACTAAACTGATTCTAACTGAACCAAGTCCTATATCTGATTTATGTTTGAATCTAGGAAAGCCGGCTTGTTTCTTACTTTTATTTTTTCTGTCTTTGACTGCTTTTTTAAGTGCTTTTTCATAATCTTTGAACTTATTCTGAAGTGCCGAAGCCGGCACTTCAGATAACCAAGGATAGAGTTCTTTTAAAGAAGGGAGTTGGGCCGAAAGATCTTCGTACCAGAGAAACTTTTTATCTATTTCATAATAGATCTGATTTATCTGAACAGCATAATTCCATATCCATCGGCCCGCACCAATCCAACAAGTCAGTTGTTCTGCCTGTTCTTTCGTCGGGTATAATGGATATTTGAATTGTCTATGTTCAGTCATTAAAATAATATAGCTGTCCTGAGTAATAATGTATATATTTATTTAATCAAAACAACCCATTCATCTGCACGTCTAAAGAACATGCAGTTTTCTGGGTTGGAGATTATAAAGCTAATATATGCTATATAATTACGCATTTTAGGAGAGTCAATATGTTCAACATTACATGTATAATCTGTAATAAGCCAATGGTTTCCGATGAATTTGAAAAAGATGAGAAGTCCGGTCCATTATATTTTGCTGATCCACGCTTTAATAAAGAAATTAAAGAAAAAATATATTTTTGTGGACCAATACACGGTGTTGAATGGACAAGATCACAACAAAATTTAAAGAAATAGCCGCCAGAATCCTGGTTCATACATACCATCGATGCTTAATTGCCATTGATTGCCAGTCCATAAATATTGTTCATTAGTAAAGCCATTTATCATATATTCTATTCTGCTATGTTTGGATGCTGGAAATACAACTTGCCACCCTTTATTAGTATATTCAATAATATCATTTTCAAAAGCTTCAAAACTATTCCAAGATTTACAGCCGCAAGTGCTGTTAACTAACATATATCTAGTTCCGATAGGAGGCTTGTTTGGAAAGGTAGGGGGAGGATTAGACGCATCTATTATTGCATCTATCGGAGTTAAAGTATTTGGTTTTAAACTATCTAATGCTACGGTCCAAAATAATTTATTCATATCGTTTACATTTAAACTTAATGTTCCATAGATATTAGTAGAGTTATCTGCAACATCACAGGTAAAAGGTTTTAATTCTATCTTACTAATATTATTTCTAAATTTTCCATAAACCGTTAATAGATCAATCCAAGAATATACATTACCTTCTAAATCATGATTGCTACCGTTCTTCATTAAGGTTATTTCACCTCCGAAAACCAAAATACAAAAATCTTCCGGAGTAACAACTAATCTTGAAATTAGATCCTTACCTGTTGATTTTTCATTGTCGTGAGGTTCTAAAACACACGGGCATATTTTATCTCGATCAAGTTCTTCATTAAGTTCTTTAATATCTACAATAATTTGATTTATAATTTGTTGTTTTTGAAGTTTTGATGGAGCATTAATCCAAATTGGGACTTCAAATGTTAAAGATGCAATTTCTATTTGATCTGATGATCCTACTGGATATGTTTTATTAGTCCAATTAACATCCGTTAACTCAACGTTAGTTAAAGAACTCCAGTCAATAGAATCAACACCGGATTGTATTTCTATAGAAGGATTGAAAATAACTAATATTTGTTCTAATATCTGTTGTTTCATTAACTCATTAGAAGTCCAAATATCTACTTGCATCATCATATTATATGGTACGGGCATTACACTTTCTACTGTAAATCTTCTACCTGGACCGCTAGTATATTTGTTGGTTATAGGATCGATATCTCGTTCTATACCGGTAACTTGACGAACAAAAGACGGATCCTGTCGTTTTGCAGGAACCATTTTTAAACTAGATAATATACAAGATATTTGAGGACAACTAATGATAGTATTTTCGCTATTATTTCGTATAATACTCAGTGCTTGCCTATTAGATGATGCCATAGAAACCGGAACCGTTTTGAGTTGTGTCACACCGCTAGCATCTACTCCGGATTGGTATTGAAATCCAGAAAAAATTCTAGTAAACTGAAGTAAATATCTTCTAAGTTGTTGATCGTAAAAATAATCTAATGCCATTTATTAATGTCCGAATTCAACATGGCCGGTACTGAATAATGATCCTTCAGTATGCCTGCGTAAGGTTAATCCGTTTAATATAACTCCGCCGGCCTTATTCCAACGCAACATTTGAACCGGAACTTGATCATATAAACTCTTATTTAAGTTTACTAAAAGGGTAGATTGTTGTAGATTATCACAACCTAGATTAAAGGTAAAACTAATCAATGCATCGAATTGATCTTGATTTAGTTTCACAGTTACTAATTTATTAACACAGGTTTCACAATCGACTAAATCTGCTTTTAAGAATTGTAATACTTCTTTTGGTGTTGCAACCTGCCCCAAATGTACTCCTTTGGTGTGGCCGTACCCTATAGTAAGGACCCCAACCGTATCATGATAAGCCAAGTAACGACATCCTTCATAGTGTTGTATTATCTGAATAGCTTTATCGCCTGTTGTAAAATTGTTTACACTCATATCGTTCTCCTTAAAAATCAGCTCTTGGTTTTATTACTTTACTAATTGCAACTCTTTCAGGTGTCTTAGATCCATCTTCAAAAGTGGTGATTTTCTTGTTATTGATAAAACTTTCCAAAATTCTATTCGCAGCTTCCCACTTTAATCTCCAGTCCATTTCACGCGCGTGCCATGAATCTCCCGAATGTTGATAAAGGACCGCGTTTTTACATTCTGCCTCTTTTGTAAGTAAGAACCAGTCGCCCTCACATGCAGCTTTTGGTAATTCTGGTCCTCTACCTGCTAATTTAGCACCATTTGGTGGAGCACCTATTCCAAAATGCAGCCACGGTAAATGACAAATACCTCTTTCCGAAACCCAAAATTGTTCCATGGTATACCCACGATACGGAACATTTTGAAATGCTTGTGCATCGTCAGCTTGATTTATTGTGGTCAACGCAGTTTGATCCGAAAGTATATCCGCCAAAGTAAGTCCATTACCTAATATACCATCTGCACCACCGACTTGGCTGCTGGCCGGAAGACTTGTAATATCCGAAAATTCTTGAGAGTTTGTCATTGGTTTAATCTTGCACCTAATAACATGCGGTCGCCATGTTGCAGACCATCCAGATTCCGATCTACTTACATCATCAATTACATAAAATTTATTAGTTGCCGGAGATAAATCATTTAAAAGGGCATCATCGCGCATATGAAACATTTCTAATACATCACCGCTTAATAATTTTCTACCTATTTTTTCCAAGCATTCATTTAGATGAAATTCTATAAAAATTGTATCATTATCTAAAAACATTCCAAACTGTTGATTGTTATATTCAATATCTTGAATATTATACATACCCTTTAATTCATAAACACTTTTATCATAATGTCTATCTCTATTTTCCTTAAAAAACAGGTCTTGTATTTGTTGAACGCCTTTATATGGACTAGTAGCGGCGCCGGGTTGTGAGAAATCACCCGTGTTACCCTGATCATACACACCTAAATACTTATGAAGAAATACCGAAACTCCGCCTATTTCAAAATATTCTTGCACGACTCCATCTATAAAGAAATAGTCTGCATTGCGACGCATATCAAACAAATTAGC